GAATAACATCCGTTCAAGACGGAGAATAAATTCTTCTTCACAAACTGTATATATTGGATCATTATGATCCAATATATACAGTTTGTGAAGAAGAATTTATTCTCCGTCTTGAACGGATGTTATTCAGTGCGATTTTTTTAAGAACAGTCACGTATGCAACATCCATTTCAGGATTTGTATGCGAGGTTACACCAGTTCATTTCACTGTTGATAATCACTCAAACGAGAATTATTTTTCCAAACTTTCTGTATAAATTGAAATTATTTTTATTCAGTATAGAAAGCTTGTTACATACGTAGAAAATAACTACGATATCAAATTAAACCATGTTTTTATAATGTAAAATTCGTTGGCGTAAACATTAGGCTTATACGGATTGTAGTTAAATAAGTTATAGGTTACTCTATGTAATTGGGTGAACCTAACTTGTAGTGTAAAATTGTATTTTACAAAATAAATAAACAAATAAAAAAAAAAAATATAAAATTGACCAAATAAAAAGATATTAAGAAATATCATATGTGTTTAATTGTTGGTTAGCAAATCCGCTTCTTGGATTAGTTAGAGAATAGAGACTCTCTGCCCAAAGCGATTCATGAATTGTCGAAAACGCCTCTCCGAGATTACAGCGACGCTAAAATTGATTAATATCTATATTGATATACGATCAAGCCTCTCCAAAGCTGGTCCGACGCGACTCATGTAGACATGTGTATATTACAGACAGGGTTTGTCCGAGGATTGCACACATGACGTTAGTAAGATCTAACGAAACAATAAGATTGGTACCGACTCACGTAAAAATCGAGAGTCCCGAGCCGGCACTGTTTGCCGGATATCCCTTTACGACCGGGAGAAATAATAGTTCCAAAACGCCCAGATACAACGAAACAATAATACGAGTTAACGATGAATTTTGAGCAAGCGATTGAGGTTTTTAAGAATCTCCCTGTGTTGAACAGTGGTGATGAGACACGCGATATTTTGTCGCATCCATTAACCAGTTATGTTCCGAAAAGAATGATCAATAAAAGTAGTTTCTTTAAAAGTAATAAAATTGCTCCAGAGAATACTTATGTTATGTTAAATATATTAAACTTTAAGCGAAAATACGAAATTAATCAACACACTACTACGGATGAAATCATTAATGTATGCAATGGTTTCGCATACACCCACTTTGCAGAACACGAAGTGTTTGGTGTTTTTACGAGTTGCAATGGAAGACCATTGCGTCCAGGATTCACATTACGTGAATTTGGAATTTATCACACAAATTGGATTAATATCAGCCCAATGTTACATGGCGGCTCTAAAGATTATAGATTATATACCCATATCCGAGAGTGTGAATTACAGGTCCTGAAAGAGACCAAGATATGGGATGTCCAATTACAATGGGGACGTCCAACCGAGGATAAAATCCTCACAAATTTGATAAATCAATATACTCGCCACTATTATGGCAAAGAAGTTGATCCTCCCAATCCCTTGAAGGCTTTTGAGGATCTATTCATTATGACACCAAAAATTATTCATGCAGCCTCTTATGCAGAAATGCTAGAAGCTATCATGATTTATATTAAGTTAAGAATTGGGGATAAATCCTTTATGGAATATTCTTCAAATATTGTTCAAAATATTTTCACCTTCTTTCATGAAGGAATTCAAGCAGATGATGAATCCACTTTTCAAAGTTGGATGAGTCAAGTTCGTGAGATTTTCGATAATTTTGAAACTGTGCGAGAAACAAAAATCTATAAGAAATTGTATAAAATATTGATGTATGTTATGTCTTTAACTCTTTTTCAAGATGCAGGACGAACAATGAATTTAGAAATTTTTGAAATTCTACACCGAGAAGCCATTAAAAAAGGTTATTCAATGGGAGTTTCTTTTGCTTATTCATTGATTGACACATTAACGTTCCTTTTGGAACGTGGATATCAGTGTTGGCAAATGGGATCTTTAGATCCCTTATTTCATTCAGGTAAAACTTATGATGCGTGGATTAATAAAGCCACAAAAGTGTTAAAAGAAGCTAAATATCTGAATAATCCAGAACCACATGGTATTAATATGTTTACGTGGTTGGCCGATCTAAATGAATGTATCGACCATGGTGCCGCTATGCAGCGCGCCGCTGGAAAGACGGGTCAATTTGAAGCCCGTATTATTAGAAATATTCTTGCTGATTTGGAAATCTGTAAAGCAGAGACAATCACAAGAAGAGCAGCACAACAAGAGAGACCTGCACCATTTTCAGTTCTATTATTTGGTGGGTCTAGTGTTGCTAAGAGTACTTTTACGAAAATTTTGTACTACCAATATGGGAAAATTTTTGATCTACCGGTTGGTAGTGAGTTTAAATACACACGAAATCCGGTTGATGAATACTGGGTGAACTTTAATTCTACCCAATGGTGTGTGCAATTAGATGATATTGCATTCATGAACCCTCAATTGGGACAACCCGATCCATCAGTGATGGAGATGTTACAGGTTATTAACAATGTACCTTTTGTTCCCACACAAGCAGATCTTGCTGATAAGGGTAGAACACCTATGAGAGCAAGATTTGTTATTGCCACAACAAACACAGCACATTTAAATGCTTATGCATATTTTGCAAATCCACTTGCAGTGCAACGGCGTTTTCCATATGTGATCACGATTGAACCTAAAGAGGAATACGCTAAAGATCGTGTTATGTTGGATGGTAGTAAAGTGCCTCCTATTAAGGATGGCGAATATCCAGATTACTGGAAAATTAAAGTTCAAAGGGTAGTCCCCGTTGGGGAAGATATCGCTCGACAAACCTCTAGATATGAGGATGTTGATACTTTTGATGATATATACAAATTCGTTCAATGGTTCTCCATTGCGGCAAAAGAACACACTGGCTTACAAAATAAAACAATGAATTGTGATGATACTATGGCCAAGATTAGTGTGTGTGACAAGTGTTACTTACCTACACTCAAGTGTGAGTGTGCTATCATCCAATCGGAAGAGAGTATAACTCCTTGGGTCCAACAGGTTTTGGCATTACACCATAAAAGAGAACATCGAGAAGAAGTTGTAGAGCTTTCATGGGGTGAGATTATTCTTGCTTTATTCTTCAATTTTTTATTAAAATGTTATGAAGAAAACTATTTTAGATGCACCCGATATATAATTGGGAAAGCAGTTGAAACTTCTGTGATGGCGTATCTCTTTAAAAAATATAGATATACCAAGCCACTTATTCAATATGTTCAGGTTATTGGACACAAAGTTAAAGCTTCTATGACTAAGTGTATGACCTTAGAGGCAACACGTCTGGCGTTACCATATGCCGCAGGATTAATTGGTGTTTCTTTCACCATGTACGCAGCTTCTAAAGCTATGCAAATTCCTAATAAAAAGAATAAGATTCGTCGCGCCTTTCGAGGTGTTGATGATAATATAGATAAAAATTGTCATCATGAACAATATGATGGCACATACAAATGTGAAGCTTGTGCAAATTGTGAAGATTGCCGGGCTGAAAAGCAAACTCAAGGAAATATTTCAGAAACTATTGGACGAGCTCCAGTAGCGATGAAAGAAGAAAATGAGAATGTTTGGTATAAGGATAATTATAGACTTTCTAAGTTTGATGTTTCCTCTGCCACGCTTTCTAATATGAAATTAGAGTTTACGGAAATCTGTGAAAGATTTGCCAGAAATTCCATTGCACTTCGTGTGACCGGAATGAAAGATGGCGAAATTAAGTCTTTTAATGGAAAGGCTTTTTGTGTAGCAGGACACATTTGGGTAACCAATAAGCACTTTTTCTCTGAAGAGAGTGGGTGCTTTGAGGTGGAATTAATACAAGACATCCAGAAAGATGGTGTTACCGTTAATATGCGGATTCGTCTTTCTCAACAAGAGATTGTACGAGTCCCCAATTCTGATATTGTCTTTATAAAAATTAGAAATATACCACCACGGAGAAATATGATTTCTTATTTTGCTAATTCCACTTTGCGTGGAATGCATAAGGGAAATTATTTAATTCGGAACAAAGATGGTTCGTTAGAACAACTTAGATTGGATGCAGTAACCTATCAAGGTGTAATGCATATTAAACAATTTGATGATATGCCTGTTGAGGCATGGGTCGGAACTCCAAGACGTACTACAGTCAATGGAGAATGTGGATCAATGTTTGTAAGTGATACTGGTTTTGGACCAGTTATACTTGGATTTCATTTCTGTCTTTTTCAAGATGGCAGAGTTGGAATCCAAGCCCTCAATCGAAATCTAGTCCAGATCTATGTGGACAAGATGGAGAGCGAGGTGGTGGAAATTGGAGAACCGATGTTGAGTTCGGTTTCCGTACAACGAGAATTGGTAGATCTCGATGTTAAAAGTACGGTTCGTTACACTCCAGAGGGAGTGGCGGCTGTTTATGGTTCCTTCGCTGGGTGGAAACCTCGTCTTAGATCAGCAGTTAAGAAAACACTAATTTGTGATAAAATGTTGGAGCGAGGATATTCAATTAAGGAAGGACCACCTGAGATGAGATCTTGGGAACCATGGCGTATTAATCTTTTGGAGATGACTAAACCAGTTTGGTTAATGGATAATGTAATCCTAGATCATTGTGTTGAATCATTTTTTAACGATATCATGGCCAAATTGGACCGTAACCAATTATCTCAACTTCATGTATTAGATGATTTTACTACCATCAATGGAGCCCCTGGTGTTACTTACATCGATAAGATGAATAGAAATACCAGTGCTGGCAACCCATGGAAAAAAGGAAAGAAGCATTATCTTACCGACTTACCACCAACAGGTGATTGGTTAAAACCAGTTAAAGTTGATGATGAGATCATGGATCGTGTTTCCATAATTATAGAGAAATACCAGAGAGGAGAACGGGCTATGCCTAATTTCTGTGGCCATCTTAAGGATGAAGCTACTGCTCTGGAGAAAATCCGAATCAAGAAGACACGAGTCTTTTGCGGTGGTCCATTCGATTGGAGCATTGTGAATCGCAAGTATCTTTTAACTATTGTCAGATTGATTCAAAATAATAAATATATTTTTGAAGCTGCCCCCGGCATGATTACGCAATCAGTTGAGTGGCAACAGCTTTACGATTACTTAACAAAATTTGGCAAAGAGCGAATGGTTGCTGGAGATTACTCCAAGTACGATAAGCGAATGCCACCTGCATTAGTTTTGGCGTCTTTTGATTTGATCAAGAGAATTTGCAAAGAAGCAGGATATTCAAAGGAGGAATTATTGGTCGTGCAAGGAATTGCAGAGGACACAGCTTTTCCTCTAACCGAGTTCAATGGAGACTTAATTGAATTTTATGGAACAAACCCATCAGGACACCCGCTTACTGTTATTATTAATAGTTTGGCGAATAGTCTTTATTTAAGGTATTGTTACACAGTTTTGAATCCAGAACATCATTGCCGAGATTTCCAAGATAATGTCGCCGCCATGACTTATGGTGATGATAACGCAATGGGAGTCTCTGACAGAGTACCGTGGTTTAATCACACCTCAATCCAGAAAGCTTTGAAGGACATTGATGTGAAATACACCATGGCGGATAAAGAGGCTGAATCAGTCCCTTACATTCATATCGACCAAGTTTCTTTCTTAAAAAGAACATGGAGATTTGATGAGGAAGTTGGGGCATATTTAGCCCCATTAGAGCATGATTCTATAAATAAAATGCTCACTATGTGTGTAGCAAGCGGTGAAATCACACCTGAGCAGCATGCAATTGAGGTTATCAGTGCAGCTGTCCAGGAATATTGGTTTTACGGACGAGCAACATTTGAAGAACGAAGTGAAATGTTAAAAGATGTGGTCAAAGAATGTAATCTAGGACCCTATGTACAAGATAGTACCTTCCCAACATGGGATGATTTAAAACACCGATACGATGAGTCTTCTAAAGCAATTTTGGCGCGGCAACGGCGTCTAAGAGATAATGATCTCTAAACCAAACAGTCTGCATTTAGGTAGTTTACTGCATATTATATATTTAATACTGTATATAAATGAGAATGGATTTAAATGTAAAAAGCCTACGCGGGCGTTCCCCGAAATCTCTATTTAGAGAAGTGCTAGTTGGCGCACAAATTGTATTGAACCTGCATGTGGTTTAATGCGACCACATGTTTGTATTATTGCATGTTCAAAATTTCAAATATACTTAAAATTAAGCGCGATGAATTTCGCAAAGAGTTCCACGATTGGGACATTACTGACTCAGAATTTCGCTATGCAAATTCCAACCAAGATAAATGCTGTACATCGAAATGTGATGATAGCACTTGGTGCGTTATTCAATCAGAAGAGGAGGTTATGCCTCATAAAGCTGATGAGTCATCAGGGGGAATTACAGACTTTCAGACCGTTTCCTTTGTGGATCAAACCACAGGACTCAAGATCGGAGCTGCTTCTTCTCATGATGATGTTATTCTTCACGATGCTGCTGATGCAGCTAGCCTTGGAGATTTTTTATCTCGCCCAGTTGTTATATCGACTCAGACTTGGGCTCAGACAGATGCCGTTGGAGTGCTTGCTACATTTAATCCGTGGCGGCAATTTTTAAGCAATTCAATTATTGCTAAGAAAATTTCCAATTTTGCATTTATCCGAGGGAATTTAAAGGTGAAGGTTTTAGTCAATGCATCTCCGTTTTATTACGGTGCTATGTATTTGGCCTACCAACCACTACAAAATTTCTGTCCTTCCACTATCATTAATGATGCAGGAACGAGATATCTCATACCATATTCACAAAGACCAGGAGTCTGGATCAGACCTCAGGATTCTGAAGGTGGCGAAATCACTTTGCCTTTCTTCTATCCTAAGAATTATCTGCGTCTAGGTTACCTACAAGATACAATTGATATGGGTGAGTTTAAATATGTGATCTATTCTGCTCTACAGAGCGCCAATGGTGCGACTGGAGCTGGTGTTACAATTCAAGTTTTAGCTTGGATGGAGGACGCCGTCCTTTCTGGTCCCACTGTTGATGTACAGCTGCAAGGTGATGAATATACACCGAGTGGACAGATCTCAGGACCCGCAAGTACTGTGGGCCGTATTGCTGGGATGCTTTCAGGCGTCCCTATTATTGGCAAATTTGCCAAAGCTACTGAAATTGGTGCTAATGCGGTTTCTGGTATTGCTTCTTTGTTTGGATATACTAACGTTCCAAATATCAAAGATGCTGAACCAGTTAAATTGATGCCTATGCCTCAATTTGCTTCGCCCGAAATCGGGTATCCAACAGAGAAATTGACACTCGATCCTAAGAACGAATTGTCGATTGATCCAACAATTACAGGTCTCCCAGATAATGAAGATGAATTATCGATTGAGCATTTAGCAACTAAAGAAAGTTATTTATGTACAACAACCTGGGCGACTACAGATTCTGCGAATAAAATCCTGTTCACAACACGGATTAATCCCACAATGTACGATTATGAAAATATCGCTAATAATTCCAAAATTTATTCGACGCCCCTTGGTTGGGTATCGAATTGTTTTAGAAATTGGCGTGGTGATATCATTCTTCGTTTCAAAGTGGTGCGTTCGCAGTATCACAAGGGACGTTTGTTAATTTCATACGATCCCGCTGGTAAGAGTGCCAATTCACTTTTGAATACCACAGGCACAACTCAGAGTGTTTTCTCTCGAGTTATAGATATTGGTGAGGAAGAAGATGTAGAAATCCGTATTCCTTACCAACAGGCTTTACCATTTTTAAATGTGCCTAATGTGGTTTCGGCGACCAATATTCCATGGTCTACTTCAGCTTCGCCTACATGGTCTGGTGACGATACACAAGACAATGGCGTCCTAACAGTTAGAGTATTTAATGCTCTTACTGCTCCGGTTGCTACATCTAATGTTAAGGTATTAGTCTATGTGCGTGCTGCTGAGAATTTTGAATTGGCGAATCCCATTAATGTGGGAACGTCATTCACGCCTTTTGCAATTCAATCTGAAGAAGAAACAAAGACGGCGGGGACATCCCGCGATGAGAGTTACACGACTCAGATGGTTGCTGGTAAGTCATTACCAATCATGACTCCAGAAAGAAATTTAGTCAATTTCGGTGAGGTGGTTAGGTCACTTAGACCCCTACTTCGGCGTATGGCTTTAACTGAAGTTGTGTATGATTCCTCGGATTCGGGATTTTCAAATTCCCTAACTCTTTTGGAGCAGACAAAATTCCCCATGTATTTTGGATATGACCCTGCGGGTGTTCATTCTGCTAAAGGCCTTGTAGCCACGGCAAGTAATTTCAATTTTAACTACGTCTACAACACAGTTTATAATTGGATTGCACCTGCTTTCGTAGGACAACGGGGAAGTTATATCTGGACGGTCAATACTGATGCCCCAGATGCAATCAAAAACGTTCAATGTATCCGAACTAATGCCATCAGTGTCACAGCTAATGAGACTAATTTTTCTCAGGCTGGTGGAACTCCTAGTGGTAATGCACGATTTTATTTTAATCTTATTGATGCAACGAACGGTGGTACTGCTGCAACATCGCAGCTAACCAATGCTGGTTTGACGGTCTTGATGCCAAATTATACTCAATACAAGTTTATGACAACGAGACCTCAATCAGTAAATGCACCTACATCCACAACGACTGATGCCTATTATGATGGTGGAAATCGCGATGGATACAGGTGGTGGATTTCGCATTATGATGGTGCTTTAGGCACATCACAGCGAGCCACTAAGATCTGGCGATATGCTGGGTGCGGTACAGATTTTAACCTGCACTTCTTTTTGAACGTGCCGGTATTCTATAATATTACCGCCACTCCACCCTCTAATTAAGGGTGAGATCCAGTTTTAAGGGGACTGGAAAAACAAAACCCCTTAGATTTAAAACACGTAACGTGCTTGCATGGTTGGATAGTGCAAGTGTCCGGTTCGGTCGGACGTGTCTCACAGTTTATCTGTGAGTTGTAAAATTCGTATAGGTTTTAAACCTTGCGGGTCTTCAAAAACTCTTCATTAGATGTTTGTAGCCCCGTGAGGGGTGAAATTTTTACTAATAGAAGTCGAAAAGTTTGAAGATTTGCTGCGAATAGAAATCGAC